CAGCAAGTGCCGGTATCTCGAGCAGATACTCGCTTTCGAGCGGCCGGACGGGACGACGATCCTGTCTCCGGACCAGATAGCTCAGTTGGTCCAGGGCCTCATGCCAGTAATCGCCCAAGCGACGATTGCTGCCAAAAACATGGCCGGCGACAAGGAGGTGAGGGCGTTGTCTCGAGCGTGGGGGATCCTGATTCGGTTGGCCGATCTGCAGCAAGGCGAGAAACCGCAGCAGCATGAGCATGCCCACATGCACGTAGACTTCGGCGAGATGATCCGAGTGCTCGAGGCCGAGCTGGAGGTGGCGGACTAGATTGGCTGGAAGATCGTGTGGCAGCGGCGGCAGACAGCGAAGTCCCCGTGTCCGTGCCAGGAGCGGGCTCGACCTTGCTGGGCTCGCCGTCGGCAGAGCGGGCACGGAGGGGGCCACGGGGCAGCTGTCACGCCGCGCACGGGAGAGAGCGGCAGTCTGACAGTCGTGACAGGTGGTGAGTGGATCGTTGTCATGTGAGTCGCAACCATAGTTGGGACAAGTCTTTATGTCATTATTCATTGGCCGATGCCAAGAGTCAACATGACAGACGCGCCAACGATCGAGCCGGTTCGCAACTATCCGCCAGGGTTCATCGGCATCCCGTCGATGGAGGTCGGTTTCAACCAGGCGAAGAACTGCTTCATGCAGCTGCGTCCGCCGGCCAACTCAACCTGCTGCGATCTCGAGCAGACATGGCCTGTACCGGTCAAACGTAATGAGCTGGTGGCCCGGTGCCTGGCCGAGACGAAGAATCAGTGGCTGTGCTTCCTGGATTCGGACATGACATTTCCGCCGGACGTTGTGCAGCAGCTCCTGGCCACCGGAAAGGACGTGGTGAGCGGGCTGTACTTCAAGCGGCTTCCGCCCCACCAGCCGATGTGTGGGCCGGGTCGGGACGGCACGACCCTTCGATACCTAGTCGAGATTGACACTGCCAAGCCTCTGGTTGAGGTTGGCTGGTGCGGAGCCGGCTGCCTACTGATCCGACGCCATGTATTGCAATGGATGCCGCCGCCGTGGTTCAACTACCACACCGATACATGGGCTGCCAACACGCTGGGCGAGGATGTCGAGTTCTGCGAGTTGGCGGCTCGCCATGGCCACCAGTCCTGGGTTCTGACGTCTCTGCAACTTGGGCACCTGACGGTCATGGAGGTGACGATCGACACAGCCAGACAGCACGGGCAACTGAGGACCTACCTGTGACGAGTCGCGAGGAGCTGCAGGAGATGCTGGAGTTGGCTCGCCGGTACGAGGCCGAGGGCCGGACCGCGGAGTTCCCGTCCGGCAACGTGGTGGCTGTGGTGGAGGCGATGCAGAAGCTGCGGCTGCCGAGGATTCAGGAGATCGTCCGTTCGATCACTGTCGACAACCGGCTAGAGGTGGCCAAGTCGGTGCTTCACTTGGTGCATCCACTTTGCGTATTCGACGACCACCAGGTGGATATCGTCGGATCGATCTTGTGCGGTCTGACGAGGCAAGTGACGGAGTTGGGCGCCAAGGGGTGTACGAAGGCCGGCAAGGGAGCTGCCGTGGCGGCTGCGGCCAACATCTGGTTCGACGTCTCGCCGCAGGCCAAGGTGGTGATCACGAGCCAGTCCCACGCACATGCCAGGGACGTCATGTTCGCCGAGGTCGTGTCGTGGCGCAAGCGGCAGAAGGTCGGCGGGGACGGGGACATCTACACGACACGCATCAGTGTGGACGAGCAGAAGTACATGACGGTGGCCAACCCGGAGACTGGTGAGGGGTTCTCTGGCCATCATGGGCCTGCGACGCTGTTTATCTTCGACGAGTCGAGTGGGGCTCGCGAGGACTACTACGATCTAGCGAAGACGCAGGCGGCCTTGATCGTGGCGATCGCCAACCCGCGGACTATGTCCGGCTGGTTCCGGCGCATGTTCCCCGCATATGCCCCGGATGAGAACCAGACGCTGAACATACCCGGCGGCAGTCGGCGACTGATCACTGTCAGCGGCCTTGACTGCCGGAACGTGAAGGAATCGAGGGAGGTGATCCCGAACCAGATTGACCGAGTTCGGTTCGACGCGATCATGGCCCACCCGGACAGTCGCTGGTCTCGGGTGTTCGGACTCGGGCAATTCCCGGAGGAGGATCCGCAGCTGCAGCTGATTCTGCCGTCCTGGCTCGAGCGGCACCGCATGGCTTGGCGGCCGGATATCCAAGTGGAGGCCTTCGGCCTGGATGTGGCAGCGTCGGAAAGCGGGGACCGCACTGTCTTGGTGGCTGGTGGCTCGCAGGGCGTGGCACTCGTACACCAGCTCCGCGAGGTCGACACGATGCGTGGCGTGGGCTGGGTGCTCAGGACAGCTGAGTCCCACCATAATGTCAGACTTACGGGAGGTGGCTGTCCCATTTGCGTGGACATGGACGGGCTTGGGAAGGGCGTTGGGGATCGCTTGGCCGAGCAAGGCTGCTGGGTGGTTGAGCACCGCGGCAATGCAGTCGCGCAGGATCCGAAGCGGTTCGCCAATGCCAGGACCGAGAACTACGCCATGCTGGCGGATCGGCTCAACCCGAGCGGGCCATGGCCCGAGTTGCCATGGGGCATCCCTTCGCACGAGTATGAGCTGGCCGAGGACTTGTGTGCACCGGAAAAGGTCTACGGGAGCGATGGATTCCGTTTTGGCCTGACCCCTAAGGATCGGACCGGGACAAGCCGCGAGGTGAAACGCGGGCGGACGATCCGCGACAAGCTGGGACGTTCCCCGGACGTCGGGGATGCAGTCGTCTACATGTACACGGCTTGGCGGAAGATCGGTGTCAACCGGTATCGGCGAGGCGGCGAGATCATCGCCTCGGGCGAGGACCCAGTGGAAGAGCGTCGTCCATTAACCGAGGACGAGATGGGTGAGTTGCCGGACTTTCTGCGGGAGCTGGTGAGTGAGTCAAGAATCAGTGGGCGGGAAAAAATGGAAAGCAGGAGGTGGGGGGATGACAACTTCTAAACTCCGGCTGCTGACAATCGGCAGCTATTCGGACTATACCGTACTGGGTGTGTTTGATGAGGATCACAAGGACGAGGCCGATCGGATAGCTGAGTTGATTGGCGGCGATGTCTCAGATGAATCCTTTGATCTTAACGAATTCAGCCACGATGAGCCACCAATAGGCAAGGAAATGTATCTCGTGTTCATGGACAAATCTGGCAATGCACAGTGTCAGCATCGGCCAAGACTGACAGAAGACGGACTGAAACATCGAATGCGGTATCAGCTACGGACGCACGAAACCAATCCATACAGGGACAAACAATTTTGGGAACTCTCAGTTATGGTGTACGCTGATTCCGAGCAGCATGCAATCAAGATTGCGAACGAACTGCGCGGGCACATCTTGGCTGGAGCAGCACCGGAACGAAATGACAACTGGAACTGTGAGGCACGGGGGGATGACTGATGGTAGCTGAGCACAAAGAGAAACGTGGTTTTGTGATTGGCGTCTCAAGCAGGAAGATCGTCAACAGAATCGACGAGGTGCTTACCTGCCTTGCGGTATACGACGGCGAGCCAGTGCTAAAAGGGGTACATCCACTGCACCGAGCCGTTGTTGAGTTGGAGAAAGTGTCACGGTCTACTGGATACGACAAACAAAAATACAAACTCGTGCAACCATTGGATTCACTCTGGTTCTCCTTGCTTTGGGCTAGTCGTGACGGCATGCGATGTAAGTCACCGAGAAATTGGAACGCAGAATCAGCGTTTATCCTCAATGGCAAGACAACGAAACCGATGCCAAAGTGGGCCCTGGGCTGGGCGAAGCTACTCACAAAACACCTTCGTGTTTTCCGCCAGCTAGTAGTCAGTGGGAACTACGAGAAAACATTGGCTCGGTTGTTTGGGCCTGATCATGGCACGATCGCACATGAAGTGCATGCGGAACTGAGAGAGCGGATTCTGGGGGACGACTGATGGAAAGGCATCCAGACTACGATACGACCATGCTTGAGTTGAAGAACGACTACGATAGAGAGCTGGCTAAAGAGGCCATGCTGATGTTGTGGCGAGCGATGGACCTAAAGAATTCCGGAATGATAATCCTGTCAACCAAGCCAAATCCGTCCACGCGAGACTTGTACTATCGCCTGTTTCGTTTCGTGGGCGAGACTCTGCTTGGAAAAGATTGTCCAGATCCGGAGCAGTACACATGAAGACTGATTTTGACGGTCGGATTACTGGATGCGAACTCAAGCGTGTCGCAGCAATGTTGGAAGACGACGAAGTCGTGATCGAAGTTAACAAGTACGCCGATTGGGAGAATGTCAACGGGATCGTGCCGCGGATTGAATACGAGGCGAGGTTTTCGGAGCCGTTGGCGAAATTGTTTGGGATACATGAATGGCTTGAGAAAGGTCTGTGATGCGATGTCATAGAAGAGGGTAGTGCCATGAGATTGTGGGCAGCGGTTTGCGTGTGGTGCATGCTGGCCGGCGGCGGGACTATGTGCGAAGCATTGCAGATAACTTTCTCGGGGTATTTGCAGACCACGAGCTGGATCGATCCGGAAGTTCCACTAGCTGATGGGGATTTGTGGGATCTCCATTTAAGCGGAACTCTTTTCGAACCCAATCCTATTCCCTTCCAGTCTGGTAACGGGCGGGCATATAGGTTGAGGCTTACTGATGTGACTGGGAGGACATATGGCAATGAGCGCGGCTGGCTCGAATTTCCATACATGGATAAGCCACATTATAGCACCAGACCAGAATGGAGGGGCACAATAGCCTTTCAAGTTACTGCGGGAATGACACCTCCACCGAGGGGCGAACTTGTGTGCCAGGATTGTTCAGTATGGTATTATTGGCACAGCAATGGCTTCTCCGGAGGTAATATCATTACCGTCATTCGCGATTCCATCGGCAGAGAAAAAACCCCACCATGGGACGGACCATTTCTTTGGTACGGACCTTCTCCTTGGGCAACTGCGGTACGGATTGGACCTCTAGATTCTATCTGGCGTAATCCTCCGACATTGTATGACATACCGAGCGGATCGGCAGACTATAGATATGGTGCCATGGGTGGTTGGATAGTTGACGAGATAACGATCGTGCACGACGACCTGATGTACGGCGATGCCGAGGCCGATGGGGACTTTGATCGGCTGGACATCGTGCAGGTGCTATCGGCCGGCAAGTACCTTACGGGCCAGCGTGCGGCCTGGTCGCAGGGTGACTGGACGGCGGACGGGCTGTTCGACCAGCAGGACATCGTGGCGGCTCTGCCGAACTACGGCTTGCGAGTGCCGCAGATGCCGCAGGCGGCAGTGCGGGCCGTGCCAGAGCCAAGTGCGATTGAATTAGTGTTGTCCTTCGCAGTCGGAGTGCTCATCAGTTACTGGGTGATCAGCATAGCGAGGAGACGATAACGCTGCCATCGCACAGGCAGCGACCCTGGAGCATTGGCGCCCAACGAGCCGCGACTACTACTCTGCTCCTCAAGACCGTGGTGGGTGAAGCCGCGGCATTTTCACGGAGACGATATGAACATCAGTGATAGGCCGTATCTTGTGATAGACCTCGAGGGCACGTGTTGCGACGACGGCTCTATCCCGCCAGACGAACGCGAGACGATTGAGATTGGGGCCGTCTTGGTCCATTCGCCATCATTGGTCGAAGTCTCAAATTTCGGTGCGATTATCCGACCTGTCAGACACCCGATTTTGACTGAGTTTTGCTCGTCGTTAACTGGGATAACTCAGGTCATGGTCGAATCGGACACGAGTTACATTTTCCCTCAGGCCTTTGCGATATTCCATGCGTGGTTTAGCCATTTCCCAGACCATATGTTTTGTTCTTGGGGGCGATACGACAAGGAGCAGTTCGGCCGAGACTTCGCCTACCACAGCATGCAATCACCATTCAAGGAGCACCTGGACTTATCTGGCCTATTCAAACGAAAGATTGGTCGTAAGCGAGGACATCGCGGTGCCATGAAATTCTTCGGGTTGCAACCTGACGGTGACCACCACCGTGGCTTGTCGGACGCCAGAAATATAGCCAAGATGCTACCCTTTCTACTCAGGCCGTAACTTGCATGAGCGAGGCAAGCATGGTAGGATTTACGGCTGTGAGGGTGGGAGTTTGTGTCCCTGGCGGCCAGGTCTTACCTCCTTTCGCCTGGCCGCCTCTTGTTTCGCACGAGGCCATATGGGGTGGCGAGACGATCCGCTCTGGGTCTGCCAGACGAACCGCCCCTGCTCTGCCTGTGCCCCTGAGATTCACGAGTGCCCGCCGCGAGGCCGCTGCAAAAAGTGCATGGGGAACCGCGGCCGCCGTCGCAACTGCCAAGTCTGTCATGGATGCGGTTTCCCTATGACCGATGCCATCCAGGGCCTGTGGCGGAATCGGGCGGCCTTCCTCGTCTGTGGCGGCCCGTCCCTCGCTGAACTGCCTCTGGACCGACTTCGGGAGCGTGGCGTATCTAGCCTGGCGATCAACAATGCCGGGGCATATGCCCCGGTCCGGGCCCACACGTTCGGCGACCCGGAAAGCAAGTTCCACTCAGCCATGATGGCCGACCCGAACGTCCTGTCTTTCGTGCCGTTCGGCAAGCTGCACTACCCGATTCAGATCAAATACGGTGGTGAGTTTTACCCGACCCGCGTGAAGGTCTGCGACTGCCCGGCCGTCTTCGGAATCAGCCGGACCAGCACCTACAGCCGTGAGGGATTTTTAAGCAGCACGTCGGCCCATTGGGGCCGCAAACTCCAGCCACTCGAGACCCAAGAGGGCAAGTACAGCAAGCTCTGCACGATGCTGCTGGGCATGCGACTGCTCCACTACCTCGGGTGCCGCCGGATTTACATGCTGGGCGTGGACTTCTGGGTCCAGCCGCGCGATGAAGGCCCGGGCTATGCCTGGGGTGACGCGGCCAGTTGCAGCAACAAGATTTGGGATTCGAAGATCGATCCCATGATGATCGAACTCAAGCCGATCTTCGAGGCGGCCGGAGTGGATATCTACAACTGCAACCAGCACAGCCGCTGCCGCGCCTTCGACTACGTGCCGTTCGACCAGGCGATGGACGATTGCAAGGGCCCGGTGGAGGACGAGCCCCTGGACTGCCATGATTGGTATAATAAAAAACTGGCGAAGGAGCACCACGCCAGGCACCCCGAGCCCCTGTCTGAGCAGCAGATTTCGGATTTACGAACGTTAGAACGACAACAACGAAAGGCTGGTGCACCGATATGCCAGACGGCGAGATAATTCGACAGGCCGCATCGGAGGGCGGATGGACTGCAGCACTGCTTGTAGTTCTCGTGCTAAGCGGTTTCACGGTCTTGGGGTGGTTTGTGCGGCAGATATGGCTGGACCAACGAGAGACACGGGTCTTCCACCGGGATACGCTAGTAAGTTTGATAGCCACCACAAATGCGATCATGCAAGAGGTCAAAGAGGAGATGCGTAATTTCCGTGAAAGCATACAAGGATTCCGGGAGATAATGGCTAATGCGCCATGCGGAGAGTTGTTGAGAGATCAAAGAAAACAGGAGAAGAACGAATGAGCGAAAAAACTGTCGAGCAGGAGTTGGCTGAGCTGCGAGAGTTCAAGCGGAAGTTCGGCCCGAGGCAGGACGTGGCGCCGCTGCCGCTTGCAAAGATCGCCAGAGCAGTGGAAGCTGAAGACAAGGTGGACGTGATCGATGTGCCGCCAGAGGACATCTCGCCGAGCAATGGCGACGCAGATACTGCACAAGAGAACAAGCCGAACCAATACGTCCAGTACCGCGAGTGCGTAGCGGCTGCATTGGATCATTTGAAGACTGCCTACCTGCGTGGCCGGTTCATGGTGGCAATATTCAGCGTGGAGAACGATCGGCTGCTGAGGGAGACAGTCACGCATGACTTTCCAACTGGAGACTTGGAGGCGGCGGTGCGGATGCTCAAGCAGTGGTGCCAGGCTGAAGTCGAGCGGCTCAGCGGCCAGCAGCCTGCTGCACCTTTGCCTCGGGCGGCAGTCAATCGGCCGAAGCCATTGGATGTGATGTTCGGCAAGAAGGAGGAAGGGGAGTGATGATCAACCGACGTGAAATGATGGCTGTACTAGGGGCATTACCACTTGGCTTTGAAACCAAACTGATGCCTTATCGGCCAGATGAGCGAGCAGTTATCGTCGTTACAATCGATGAGAAGAAATTCGGATCGATGAAACCGTGGCAATTGAAGCACGCAGAGTCTGCCATAAGACTTCGATTGAAAAAGGCAGGCTGTGATCTACCTGTTGTGTGCTTGCCGAATGGCATCGAAGTTGAGAAAGTGCATCCATGGTCAAGCTTTCGCAGATCGTCCACGTAAACGACCGCTACCGCAGGGCGATGGTGAGTCGACTGCGAGTGCCACCGGCTAAGAAGCAACGGATCGCCAGTGCATGCGAGGCAGCTTTCGGCAAGCGTCGATTCCTCGTGGCAATCTGGTCTGTGGAAAACGGGCGGCTGCATTTAGACACGCACACGTACGACTTCCCGACGGCGAAGTTCGGCGAGGTAATCGAGAAAATGAAGGCAATCAAGACATGAAACGCCGCGACTTTCTCAAGACTACTGTTGTTGTGCCGTTGGCAATACAGCTCGGGCTGACACGGTTAGTGCCGATGAGCGAAGTACCAGCCGAGGAATTGGGTGGCGAGTGCAATTGTTCGGCTAATGGTGGACTGGGATGCATTTGCTACGAAACTTCATCGACTAGCACGCCATCAAGTGGTGGTTGATAATGCGAGACACTATCGGCAAGTTTGCCGTCTTGATTAGGATGTGGTTATCCACCACGAACAGCCAGGCGCGGAAGTACCATGAGAGCCTGGCCGAATGTCGTCGGCTCAAGAAATTACTCGCCGAAGAACAAGATCGGCACCGGAGTGATGTCCTTGGCTGGAATACTAATGCAGACGAAATGGCGGCCGAGGCCAGACGGCTGATGCAGATCATTGCCGAGCAGGATCGCGAGTTGAAGGCTATGCAATTGCAGATCGAACACCTGCAAGCCGAGCGTGACGTGGCCAAGACACAGATCGACGGAATGGCCAAGGTGCACTCGTGCCAATCGACGTTAGTGGATAGGCTGATTGCCCAGAATGTCGCGGCAGTGAACCATGTGACGGATGGCGGTCATCATCAGAACGGGATAGGGGACTTGCTGTGAAAAATGAAGCGTTGAGTTACCTCATTTGGATGATCATGTTTGGATTGTCATGCGCAGGCATCGGTGCCGTTGTTACTCACTCAATCATGTCACAGTAGGTGCATATGCCGTCACTTCTCGCCGAGGCAATGGAACGTCAGGGGGCCATGGTAGCCACATGGACCAAGCTGGCCCAGCAGCGGAGGCCGTCCGCGCAGCTGCCGGACATAGGTGCTCGCCTTGTCAATAAGCAACAAAGTCTCTTCGGCTACCAGGGCAGCGCAGCTGACAAGTACCAGTACTTCAAGGACTGGGTCTACGTCGCGATCCATTGCATCGCAGACCGTGTGGCTGCGTTGGCGTGGGAAGCAGGAGAGATCACTAACGCCGGAGAGAATCCTGAGCGATCATTCAATCGTCGACTTCAGAAGATCCCTGCGCGTGTTCAGCAGAAGGCGAACTCCTCGCAGGAGATCAAGTCGATTGCTTCGCACCCGGTATTAGATCTGCTGGCTCGGCCGAACAGTCTGCAACACAAGTACGAATTCCTGTACTTTACTGTGGCTAACCTTGAGATCGCCGGCAAAGTTTACTGGATCGTCGGCAAAGACGACGACAGCGACGAGGAGGCCATCTATGCCGTTCCGGTACATTGGATGGAGTACAAGTCGGACCAGAAGCTGTACAAGTTCAAGCCGCGGTCGGATGTCGAAGGCGTGGACGTGCCGGCTGAGTTCGTCACGCAGGCGTACTTTCCTAATCCGTCCGACCCTGGCAGTTGGTACAGCCCACTTGTGGCTTGCTTCTCTGCCGTGCGAATTGATCGGTATATCCAGGGTTCGCAGGACCAGACTTTTCAGCGAGGGATCCACCCGAATCTGATCGTGACAGTGGGTGCTGATCCTGGCACTGGAAAACGGCCACAATTGACTGGTGCTCAGAGGCGGCAGTTCATCCGTGCCATTCGGGAGGTCCTGAGCCAGACAGTCAACATAGGCGATCCAGTGATCCTGGATTCCTTAATCGAGTCTGTCCACAAGTTGCACCTGACGCCACAAGAGATGGACTGGCCGGCGTCTGGCGAGATTGTCAAGAAGCGAATCTTTCAGACATATCGTGTCAATCCATACGTGGTTGGCGAGGTCACCGGCGTGAACAAAGCCCAGGCCGTCGTTGCCGAGCAGACGTTCAACACGCAAGTCGTGAACCCGATCGGAGGATCGGTAAGCGAGATGGCGACGGACTTCCTCGGGCCGCGATATGAGACACCGAAGCGGCTGCTGGTGTACCTCGAGCAAGCGATAACAGAGGACCCAGATCAACTGTTGCGGACATGGGCCACGCTACGTCGCAACGGCGATGTGACGCAGGACGAGATACGATCCGCTGTGCTAGGGCTCGCTCCTCTTGATCAACGTGACGACCAGAGCAACATCACGCAGCTTGTCGGTGGCTTCACCGGGGTGTTGAGTTTGCTGCAGCAAGTGAACTATGGATTGATTGGCATCGACCAGGCTATCGCGTTGCTGACGCGGTACTTGCGGATATCGGAAGAGGACGCCGTGGCGATCATTGGCAAACCAGTGATTCGCTTTCAGCAGCCGCCACAAGGGCAATTGTCGCTGCCGTCGCCAGTTGAGGCAAGCTTTGAATGGCAGTACAAAAAGCAGCATCCAGGCAACCCGAGCCATGAGCCAGCAGGCTCACCAGAAGGCGGACAATTCGCGGAAGGCGGTGGTGGGAGTGGAAGTGGAGGAGGATGGTCAGCTCCTTCCGGGGTTGCGAAGCTCAGCGGTCATGACAGTTATGCGAAGCCGGCCGAGAGAGAAAAAGCTGACGCAGTAGTGAATACACTATCGGGAGCTACTGAGAATCTCAAGAGCCGCTATAGCAAACTCAAGAATATGGAGATTCCGGAAGTCGAGATGCAGAATCTATCCAGTGTTAAGGCCGAATTCGTCACGGAGAAGAGCGGCGTCGCGGGGGCATACGAGCGGAGTAAAGGCAAGATAACACTGGCTGCCGACGAAGCATCAATGAATGAGAAGGACGCTGTCACGCTCGGAAGCTTTCGCGCGACGAGCGGAATGACTGGCACCTACCTTCATGAGGCTGGGCACCACGTATGGTATGGGCATACGACTGAGAAAGCCAAGAACGACATGGTCAAGATATTCCGAGACATGAAGAACAAGAAGAACTTCCCCAGTTCCTATGCCTCTACGAGCAAAGAGGAACTGTTCGCAGAGGGCTTTGCGGTGTATACGCACCCGTCATATAGAGGGCAACTTCCAAAGCCACTGCATGATTTTTACGAAGGCGTCTTGAAGCCAAAGAAGAAAGAGTTGGTGATCTGATGCTACAAACGCCAAAGTGCTACGAGAGGCGATGCCGGCAGTTTGCTGGAGTTGCGCAGCCAGACGGCGATGAATCCAGCGAGAAGCCGATATGCCGCGCTTTCCCGAACGGCATACCGGCGGAGATCAGCTACGGTGACGAGTTGCACCTGAACCCCTACAAAGGCGACAACGGGATCGTATACGAGAAGGCGAGTGCCGATCATGACATGAATGCTGGGCCGGAATTGAAGGAAGGCGAGGAGTGGATAAGAGCTGAGCCGGATGAGGAAGAGGAGGATGAGGAAGGAGAGAAGTCAATCGAGGTGCGAAGCGCGATTCGTAAGGCGATCGAGGAATCCCGCATCAAGCAGTACGAGGAGATAGCTGAGAGTTTGGAGGGCGTTCTGGACGACTACTTCGCGGGATCGGTTGAGCGGATCGTGTCTGGCCTTGGTTCGGATTGGACTCCTGATCCAGAGCACGTCGAGGCACAGGCCGCCAAGTTACTGGACGAGAACTTTGATGCGGACCTAGAGTCGACCAAGTTGATGGAGGCCGCGGCCGCGCCTCTGCTGGCTGCATTCGGCAAGGCAGTGGCACAACAACGAGAAGAGACGAAGAACATCAAGCGGACCAAACCACACCGGACTAAAAAGACTCGGCGAAAGCCGACGACGGCCGAGCAGTTTGTAGGCAAGTATGATCTCGACGTGCCGGAGCTATCAGACATCGTGGATGAGTTTCACATTAGCCTGCGGATGCCGGATTGGATGGTGGAGCAGGCCTTCGAGACGTTGGACGAAACATTCAAGCGGGATTACTGGCGTGAAGGCATTGCCCCGAGCACTCGCCGTGACGTCGAACGAACGCTGAAGGCCGCGATCGAAGAAGGACTGAATAGCCGCGACATAGCCAATCGGCTGGTGGAGCAGCATGGGCGGCGGTATACCCAGGCAAGAGCAACAGCAGTGGCTCGTACCGAGCTTGGATCCATGCTCAATAGTGGGCACTCGGCTGGAATTGAAGAGTTGGCAGAAGATACGGGGATCGAGATTCGCAAGGAGTGGTTGTCGGCCCTCGGGTCAACTACGAGGTTATCGCATGCCGCTCTCCATGGCACTTTGGCAAACGACGACGGGATGTTTGATTTGGACGGCGTTTTGATCCCGTATCCAAGTCACCCAGACCTGCCAGCAGAAAACCGGATAAATTGTTTATGTACCGTAATAAGCAGCATTCTGTGAGGTGAGCCGATGGGGCACTTCCTATATGGAAACTGTCGAGGCAAAGCCAAACAGTCGATGCTTGTGATGCTGGAGTTGGTTGCGACTGGAATATTTGCTGTGCCGATTCTTTGGCTCTGGGTTCAGTTCATCAAGTTCTGTCTGTGGCTGATTGAGAGGGGTTGGTGAGCCATGGGATTCAGCGATCGTTTCTCAAAGCTACGCAAGCAGATGCCAGACGTCGACGTTCTGGAAGGCATCGCCGGTGCGATCTGCGACGGTTGCGGCACAACGGTAGTGATCACATGTGCTGGCCAGATACCGGCGCCGCCGAAGCTTGAGGGTTGGGTAGAGACGATGGCAGGCGACTTCTGCCCGAGGTGCGCTGTATCGAGCGAAAGGAACTGAGCATGGCCGACTCGTCCTACGTCACATTCCAGCGAATGTTCATTCTGATTGATGAACACGACACACGAAGGAAACCGACTGTAATGGCCGACACGTTGCTAGACTTCTCAAACAACAACTTCGAGAGTCTCGATAGGTTTTTGGAATGGGGTAAGAGATACAGGATAACGATTGAGGAGGTGCAAGATGCCAGTGCTGGCACCGAGGGGTGAACCGAACGTATCGATTGACCAGGTCCGGCAGAAGCTTGCTGAATTGGACAAGCCGCCGGAGCCGAAGCCATTCGACAAGCATTCGCTAAAATTGGCAAAGCAGGTGGCCTCTGGCTGGATTACATTGACTGATAAGTCAGAGGAGCGAAGGCTGCTGACTGGCTTGCTGGAGCACATGGAGAAGGGGTGAAGTATGTACGGGTTGACAGACGATTTAGCTGAGCAGGATCTTGAGATCAAGGAACTCGAGAGGCAAAACAGCAAACAGGCCGCTGCAATTGATCTGGCGTTGGGTGCCTTGGCAGAGATCGCATTCAACGAGGACATATCGCTAGAAGTGGCCAGGCGGAAAGCAGGGAGAATCTATAACGATATTCGCATTGCACTGGGTAAGCAAGGTGCCCGATAAGCAGCCGACTGCCTGGTCCCTGAAAGAATCCCCCGTACCGGACGATTGCCTAGCGTGTCGGCAGTGTATGATGGCTGACGCCAACGTCCTGGAAGCAGTGGCGGAATGGAATAGGATACAGCAGCAATGACAGAGTATTGCCACGTGATAGTCTACTGCGAGTCCGGCATTTTTGCTGGCTGGCCAGCCAACCATGGGTTGTGGCAGCGGGACGGCAGTATCCTGGTTGGGTTTGAGACTGGGGCGATGGATTTACAGGGCGGATTCCATGCGATCGACAGACGCTCGCCAGTAACGCCGATGATGGCTGAGACGCTAGATGGCGGAGAGATCTGGGAGTGCTGGGAACCGGCAGGCCAGCTTGAATTGCGAGACGATAGGCGAGGGATAAACCAGCGAGACATCGAAGCAGCCGAAAATGATTGTGAGTATAGCTTTTCCAAATACAATACACCGGGATGGTTCCGCGATGGTTTATTCAAAGCAAGAATGCTTGATATAAATCGCGGACCATCTTATTGGAATATGTCGTACGATTTAGGCCGTTCCTGGTCAGGGCCCTATGGATTTGAGATCGATGAATTCGATGGCCGTGGATACGCTGCTCGCACGTGTTACTTGACATTTGAGGACAATTGCAATCGCTGCATAGCTTTCATGTCGGCATCCAAGGTATCGGATGGCCAGGAAGGGCAACCATGTTGTATTGAAACAACGAATGGCGCCTATTGGAACTTTGTCTCTTGGATCGATGAAGTGCCAAAGCATTGCTTTGGGATTATGCCGTCGGCTGTGCGATTGCCGAATGGCTCAGTGATCTGTGCCGTCCGCTGGCGGGAGCGGGATTTCCAGCACAAGTACGGCACCGAGGACGATTCATTTGAGGCAGGGATCGTGGTCTACCGGTCGGATGACGAGTGCCGGACGTGGCGGAAGATCGCCGTTCCGGTCAGCGGGCTGATGCGGTCCGGGAATCCGCCGGACCTCGTGCAACTGCCGGACGGTGGACTCGTGCTGGTTTACGGGTGGCGAGGTGCAGTGCGTGGAAGCCAGACGGCCGGGCGAGATTTGAGGT